GTTTCGGCTTTGAAACTTCTAGCACAAAACGAACTCGAATTAGGAGGAAAATCATGAACAGAGTTATATTAATGGGTCGCTTAACCGCTGACCCTGACTACAGACAGACACAGAACGGCGTTGCAAATTGCCGTTTTACAGTGGCAGTAGACCGTCCACAGTCTAAGGATAAGCCTAAAGAGGCGGACTTTATCAACTGCCAAGCTTGGCGTGGCACTGCGGACTTCATACAGAAGTTTTTCAGGAAAGGCAAACCTATCCTTGTTGAGGGTTCTATGCGTAACAACAACTACACCGACAAGAACGGCGTTCAACGTTACGAGGTTTTCGTGCTGGTGGATAGCGTGAACTTCACACTTAGCGATAACACGCAACATCAACAGGCACAAGCACCACCGCAACAGTATACTCAACCACAGTATATCCAACAGGTGAACTATCAACAGAGTTCTCCACAGTATCAACAGGTACAACCACAACAGCCACAACAAGATTCGGGATATGTACCATTTTAGGAGGTGCAAGCAGGTGCTAATAGGCTTACACGATAGCGAAATGGATTCAATTAAGAATAAGACATTCCCAAATTACGCACTTATAAAGATTTCAGCCTATCACAAATCTTTGGGCGATACTGTGGAATGGTGGCAACCTTTAGATACATATGACATTGTATATAGTTCAAAGGTGTTCGACTTTACTCCCGAAAACCCATACTTACCGCCTAATACCATCAAAGGTGGAACGGGTTACGGAATTTTTGACGAACTTCCATCGGAGATAGATAAGGTTTTTCCAGACTACTCAATCTATCCTAATTGCGATTATGCTATAGGGTTTATCACTAGAGGATGTATTAGAAATTGCCGTTGGTGTGTCGTTCCGAAAAAAGAGGGTAAGATTAGACCTTATCGCACGTGGAAAGAACTAGTCCGCCATGACACTAATAAATTAGTGCTAATGGATAACAACATCTTAGCGTGTGGTTACGGCATCGAGCAGTTAGAAGAACTTAGCCACACTGAATATCACATAGACCTAAATCAAGGCATGGACGCACGGCTGGTTACAGATGAGATAGCTAAAGTTTTAGCAAACGTCCATTGGATTAAGTACCTACGCTTTAGTTGTGATACCGTGGCACAAGTTGAAAGTATCTTAAATACTGCCGAAAAACTACAAAAGTATGGGGTCAAACCTTACAGGATGTTTATCTATCTGCTGGTTACCAGTGACCTAGAGAACGCATCCTACAGGGTTGAACAACTGAAAAAGTTGAAAAACATAACTATCTATGCACAAGCTGAACGTAACGAACGCATGGGAATAGTTCCAAATAGTATGCAGTTAGAGTTTGCCCAAAGATATGTCTATAGTGGCAAGTTTCGCAAAGAAACATGGGCGGAATATATTGCAAAGAGGGGGTGACTATATGAGTTTTGCGTGTGTCTATGGTGGAGAATGCAACGGTTGCATGAAGTGTCAAGAGCCACACAGCCATATGTTATGTGACTGGTGTGACCGTGAGATTCTCTGCGGTGAACACTACTATGACCTTGACGGCTATCGTGTTTGCGAAGAATGCATGGACGAATGTCGTAAACTCTACGATGGCGACTAGTCACACATACTACCCACTTCTAACCTTGGGGACGTTCTCAAGGTTGGAGGATGGGAAAGTTCATAGAAAATTTAAAGTTGAACTTGTACGTTTGTGTACAACTTTTTGAGGTTTCAAACCCCCTTATGAAAGGTTAAGGTGATTTTTATGTATCAAATCAGTTTGGATGGTGGGAAGACTGTTGCCTACACAGTCGAAACCGTAGACCAGTTAAGGACACTAATGGAGGAACTCTTCAAGGCTGACGAGGATTTGGAGTATATCTCCGCAAGGTATATTGGAAAGGATGGTGACTGTTATGTTGACTAACGGTTGGATTAAGCTATATCGTCAACTACTAAATTGGGAGTGGTACTTAGATATCCCAACCAAAGTGTTATATATACACCTGTTGCTATGTGCTAATATCGAGGACGTTGAATGGCACGGAATAGTAATAAAGCGTGGCAGTTTGGTGTCTAGCAGACGCCAACTAGCGACCCACTCTGGGTTAACAGAGCGACAAACAAGAACGGCACTAAAGCACCTAGAAATGACCCACGAAGTGACCCAGCAATCATGTGCGAATTTCACCGTATATACGTTGAATAACTATGATAAGTTCCAAATAAGCGACCCACAGAACGCCAACGAACGACCCGCAAATCGACCAGCAAAACGCCCACAAGTGACCCACGAAAGTGATGCAAATCGACCACAATATAAGAATAAAGAAATAAGAAATAAAGAAGAAAGAAATAAGGGTTCCCTTGCTACGCAAGATATTGACCACGACAATATGGATAGGTATGACCCTAATTATGACTTTGGCTATATACCAGAGGGCAAAGATTTTTAGGAATATCCAAGACTGAAAGGAGTAATACTTATGGCTTACGAACTTAAGCGTTCAGACATTTACGATTTGGCTCATTCACTAGGGGCGGAAGTTAAGGAAAAAGGTAAAGAACTATTTTTCAAACATTGTCCTTACTGCAACGGAGGTCAATCAAACGACAAGAACACGTTTTCAATCAACCTACAGAACGGAGCGTTCAAATGTTTCAGGGCAAGTTGTGGGAAAAAAGGTCATTTTGTGGAGTTGTGCAGAGATATGGGTTATCGTTTGGACTTCAACCAACGCAACTACATCCCACAGAAGACCTACAGACAACTACCACAAAATCCGATAACCATACGAGACAACGCAATAACCTATATGCAGTCAAGGGGAATTTCCGAGGCTACCACGAGACGTTACAACATCACCACACAGAAGAACAACCCTAACTACATTGTGTTTCCGCTATATGATGAAAATAACGTGTTGGTATCCGTGAAATATCGAAATGCTAACTACGTTAAGGGACAAACTCACGGTTCAAAGGAATGGTGTGAGACGGGAACCAAGCAGATTCTATTTGGTATGAATCAATGTGAGGACTTCACAACGCTTGTGGTAACTGAGGGTCAAATGGATAGCTTGTCATTGGCGGATGCGGGTATCAAAAATGCGGTATCAGTTCCGACGGGTGCAAAGGGTATGACTTGGCTACAACACTGCTACGATTGGATTAACAAGTTCGATGAGATTATCATCATGGGGGATTGTGAGAACGGCAAAATCACACTGGTGGACGAGTTCAATCTTAGGTTATCTCAAAAAAAGATTAAGGTAATTCCACAAAGTTGCTATTTGGGCGAAAAGGATGCCAACGACATCTACCGCAAATATGGAGCGGAGGCTCTTAAAATCGCCATAAGTAAGGCGGAAGTTATCCCAATCAATGCGGTTAAGCGTTTAGCAGATGTCCAAAACGTCGACCTCTACAGCATGGAACACGTCACAACAGGAATTGACTTCATTGACCGAACTATCGGAGGTTTCTACTTTGGTCAAGTCATATTGCTGACTGGTAAGCGTGGCGAGGGTAAATCGACGTTTATGTCGCAATTAGGTTGTGAAGCTTTAGACCAAGGCTATAATTGCTTTTTCTACTCAGGTGAGCTTACTGATTACCACTTTAAAGATTGGATGGTTCACCAATTAGCAGGTGGCAATCACTTAATCGAAAACCAAACTACCACAGGCGATACGTATTACAGCGTTCCGCAAAACGTTTGTGCAAGTATCGATGCTTGGCTAGGTGATAGAGCTTACATCTACGACAACAACTATATCGACGACGATTTGCCAAGCCTTGAAAACACCATCGTGAATGTAATATGCCGTTACAACGTGAGATTTATTTGTATCGATAACCTTATGACCGCTTTGGAATGCGAAAACAATTCCGACCTATACCGCAAACAGTCCGAATTTGTGAGAAACCTTAAGAAGATTGCTAGTAAGTACAACGTGTGCATCATTCTGGTGGCACATCCAAGGAAAGAATCAGGTAACGAAAATAGAGGTTTTCAAAATGATGATATTTCGGGTTCTGCGGATATAACAAACCGTGTTGACGTGGTTATGGTATATTCAAGAGCTAAGGGCAAGGACGGCGAAAAACTCAACTGGGACAGTGAGCTAATCATCACGAAAAATAGACTTACTGGTAAACTCATAAGCTACAAAAACCCGATACATTTGGAGTATTCTCAAAAGTCCAAAAGGATTGCACAGTATGGCAATAAGGTTTCTAAGGTTTACGGATGGGAACGTACTCAACCAGTAGTCTATGAAGAGCCACCGTTCTAGAATTTAAAAAATGTTTTTGAATATATCGCTGAGAGGCTCTAGAATGACCCACACGGCTATTGTACCCGACTTTTCACAAAGTTATACCCTTAAATCTACATACGGCTTGTGAGGCGTTCTAGAGCCTTTACAGAAAAGGAGGTTAAAATTTATGGATGAATCTAAGTTAGACAAGGTTGCAAATTCTACTGACAGTTTGGACTCCCTTAGCTTGATAGATTTCGCTTACTGCTACAAAGTTCGAGAACTCTACAACGCTTACAAGAATAACAAGCTAACTCTAGAAGAGTGCAAAAAGGCGAAATCTCAAATACAACGTGAGTATGAAGACTTCACACAAACCGCTAACGTGTACAAGCTCTATCAGGATGGTATCAAAAAATCGGAGCAATTACGTGTTGAGGTGAACAAGTCCGGCGACTTAAACGAGATGTTATCAAAATGTTTGGAGATGGTTTCACTCTTAACTGGTGACGAAACGTTCCTACAATGCAACATTAGAAAGTTGGGTGGTTAGTTATGACTCAAAAAGAACGTTCCAAAGCTCGATATTGGCGTATGGTCAAAAGCCATAGATGTCCGATGTGTGGTTACGATTTACCAAAGGATTATTCTTTTGTGTACTGCGAATATTGCCGACAACGTCAAGCCTACTACACCACTAAGCCAAGATTTTTTAAGAATAGGCTCGAAAAAAGGAGTGATTTATGTGACAAGGGGTGAATATTGTTCATGGTTAGACTATTACAAACGACACTACACGGGGAACTTCGTATGCAAACCACCCGAAAGTTGTTTCGTATGTCCACATCCCGATTGCATAGCCTCGGTAAATAAAAGGCGTACGGAATCCGAAAAAGAGTACATAAAGTGCGGTATCATGAGAAAAGATGTCGAGTAGATTGGGGGTGATATCATGGTTAGCATACCGATGGGGAAAAATCCGTTTTTGACCGTTACAGTTGACGAACTTGAGAAGAACGTGGCAGAGGCTACGAAAAGACTTCAAAGTGTTAAGGATACTCAAAACTGGAGAAAAAGTCTACACCATTGTGTAAGATGCGACTCCAAACTACCCGACGGCTACAAGCACGTTGAGTGTGAAGTGTGTCGGAAAAAGTACAAGAAAATCAAATAGGGCGGAGATTTTTCGAAATATATTTGACCCTATGCGGTTTTTTAGGACTGTTTTAAGCTGAAAATGAAGTTTTTAGTGTTTTATAGAGCTATGAAAGGAGTTTTTTGAGATGGATGAAAAAAGATTATATCTTGGTTGTATCCTTGGACGTGCTGGAACTGTAGTCGCTTTACGTGAAGAGTCGGGCGTGTACTATGCGATTACAGCACATCTAGATAACAATAACACATCCGCAACGTTTTATGACGCTTATATGGTTACAGAATTTCAGGACGATAAGGCAATGACTTTTCCTATTGCCGTTAATGTCGACTATGACACGGCTTTAAGGGCGTATATTCAAGGCGATTGCTATAATGCGTAGGTGAAAGAAAGGAGCAAGTCATGACTACTGATGAAGTCAAGAAACAACTAAAGAACGTATACTACTTGGATGGTAGAATCTCATGCTTAGAAGAAGAACTGGCTACCATGGAGAGTAGATTATACAAGTGTACACCAAGCTATAGCAACGTGGGCGGTTCTAACCAAAGCACGTTTGAATACTCACTCGACAAATACCTTGGTTATCGTGATAGGCTCAAAAACGAATGGGACGACTTAATCCAAGCTAAGGAGGATGCAAAGTCTTTGATAGATGTCCTTACGGATGGCACACAAAAACTAGTGTTAATCGAACACTATATCAACTACCACACTTACGAAAATATAGCCGAACGTTTAGGATATTCCGTTAGACAAGTACATAACATCCGTAGGGTTGCAATACAGAACATCGCAAAAACATTTCATTGAATTTCACTATTGGAGTGTGGTATACTTATAATAACGAATAGTGAAAATGATAAAGATAAATCTTCTTATAATATTTTGGTACATTGGGAAACCGCTCTATACACATAGGGCGGTCAATTTATAACGCATTTGGGAGGTGCTAGGCGTGAAGAGGTCATGTAGTTATTGTGGCAAAATCCACGCACTCAACTATATGTGTCAAGCGAAAGCCAAAAGGCTAATGTCTACACGCATTCGCAACTCCGAGGCGGACAAGTTCCGCTCAACAATGCTATGGCAAAAGAAACGAACAGAAATAAAAGAGCGTGACTTGTACCTATGTCAAGTTTGTATTAGAGCCGTGGGCGTGGACATCAATGCATATGCAAATCGTAAGGTGTCAGTACACCATATAATTCCGCTACAGCAAGACTTTAGTAGGCGATTGGACAACTCAAACCTTATCACGTTGTGCAACTACCACCACAAGTTGGCGGATTCGGGGAAGATTCCAGCTCAGGAGCTGATGGAGATGGTCAACGGGAGCAATCCCCCCCTGCTATGACGTAAATACGTCAAAAAACGCTCTACACCAACTGCTGAGGTTTCGTTTAAAAAATTTTCCCGAAATGAAACCCACACTACTACGTGAATCGAGGTGATTTTTTTATGGCTCGACCTACTAAGAGTATCAACCTAACCAGTAGGCATTTGACCAATGACGAGAAGTCTAAAAGACAGACTGGAGAAGAAAATCTCAAGGGGAATTGCGACAAGCTCAAACCACCTAAGTACTTGACTCTATCTCAAAAAAGAATCTTTAAGTATATTTTGGAGAATCTACAAGCGAGTGGCATTCTAGGCAATTTGGACGTGTACGTTCTCACTAATTGTGCTATAGCTATCGACCGCATACAGATGATGGAGACCGCAATCAACGAAAATACCGACTTGCTGAACGATAAAACTTTTATGGCATCAAAGGACAAGTACTCCAAAGACTTCTTTAGGTATTGTAACGAGTTATCACTATCACCACAGAGCCGTGCTAAATTAGCTAATATCAACATTCAGTCAAACGAGGTTGACCCTTTGTTGGAAGTGTTGCTAAATGACGATTAAGGACAGCAAGGCTTACAAGTATGCGAAGTGGTGTACAGAAGTCAACAACAAGTACGTTGGTGTGTACGTCAAGAAACAAGCCGAACAGTGGCTAAAAATCGCTGACGGTTGTTCCGATGTGGCTTGTGTTGATGAAAAGGCGTTCTCTAAGATTTGCAAAATCTTAAAGCTTATGGTTCATCCTGATTTGAGATGTTCCATCTACGAGGGCATGGAGGATTATGCATGGTTTCTTATCGTAGCGGTGTTTTGCACGAAGTCCAAAGAAGATGGGTCACGGTACTACGAAACCGCATTATTAGAGATATGTAGAAAGAACTTCAAAACATTCAATTCTGCTATAATATTCATAATGGGTATGCTTACAGAACCTAAATTTTCAAGATTCTTTGCGGTAGCACCAGATTTGGACGTTTCAAGCGAATTAAAGGTGCATATTAGAAAAATTATTTCAGTATCGCCATGCTTACAGAAACATTTCCGTATCAAGGTAAAACAAGTAGTCTGTAAGCCTACCGATAGCGAATTTACACCGTTAGCGTATTCCAAAGACCGTATGGATAGCCGTTTAGCTAATATGTTCTTAGCCGATGAGGCTGGGGCATTGGATGAGTATCCAGTGGAGGCTATGCGTTCGTCGCAAATAACCATTGATAACAAACTAGGTATTATCATATCCACACAGTATCCGAACGACAACAACGTTATGATTGACGAGATTGACTATGCTAAGCGTGTTCTGGATGGTTTATCAGAAGATAACCGCTATTTTTCGTTACTATACGAGCCTGACGACAACCTTAGAAAGTCGTGGGAGACTGACGATTTAGTCATATATCAATCAAATCCAGTAGCCTATTCTATGCCTAAAGTGTTCAGCAACATCAAGAAAAAGCGTGAGATGGCTATCCTCTACCCAAACAAGAAAGAAAACTACTTGTGTAAGCACAACAATATCATGTTTAAGGGTTTAGGAACTGAGGGTTACATAGATATCGAAAAGGTAAAGCAGTGCAAAATTTCAGAAGATTTGGAATTTTGGCAAGGCAAAAAGGTATTTTTGGGCGTGGACTTATCTCAAACGGATGACAACACCGCTGTTGCTATGGTTACTATCGTTGATGGTATCATATATGCTAAGGTTTTCGGATTCGTTCCAGAGGGGAAGATTGAATTTAAGAATAACAAAGAACGTGTAGACTACAACAGATTAATCACCCGTGGAGATTGTTTCGCTTGTGGTGATGAAATTATCGATTACAATTTCGTCGAAAATTTTGTGTTATCCTTACCCGAAAAGTACGGCGTTGAGATAGTTCAACTAGGTTTTGACCGTTGGAACGCCATAAGTAGTGTGCAAAAGTGGGAAAGTGCCGAAAATCCTATCGAATGCGTGGAAATTCGACAACATTCAAGCATACTATCAAGTCCAACTAAGCTACTATATGAGTATATTTCCGAAAAAAAGTTTAGGTATGACGACAACAGACTTTTAGAGATTAATTTTGAAAATTCCCGTTGTACCTACGACACAAACCTTAACTAATACGTCAATAAGAAGAAATCT